ACCAACACCAACAACCGAAAGCGAGGAATAGGCGATGGCCGTATTCTTATCAAATGGAGTGGTCGTAACCCTTAACTCGGTAGACCTTTCCGATCACGTAACAAGCGCAACAATTAACCGAGTCTTTGAGGAGCTCGAAGTCACAGCGATGGGAGATCAGAGTCGGAAATTTACAAAGGGACTGGAGACTTCAACAGTAACTTTGGACTTCCTAAACGACACCGCTACTTCCGAAGTTCTGCAGACTTTGCAAGGTGCCTGGGGTACTACAGTGCCTCTAACGCTAAAGCAAACAAGCGCAACTATCTCGGCAACCAATCCGGAATATCAGACAACGATTCTGGTAAACAACACCACAGACATCAACGGCGCCGTCGGAGATATCTCAACCCAGTCGATCACTTTTACCTGCAACTCTCCAATCGTTGTAGACACAACCGTATAACCAACCAGACAAGGGGCACACTATGTACAGACTCAAAATAACAAGGGCTACAGGCGAGGTTAGTGAGCACGACATTACGCCGCGTATTGAGTACCTGTTCGAGCTACATACAAAGAAGGGCTTTCATAAAGCCTTTCGCGAGGATGAAAAGCAGGGCGATCTCTACTACCTGGCTTGGGAATGTCTTAAGGCATCCGGCGAGACCGTAAAGATGTTCGGCGTTGATTTCCTCGATACGTTAAAAGAGGTGAACGTTTTATACGATGAGCAACCTTTAAGCTAGGGCGCGATACCCGGACGTACCAGATAGCCCAGTTATCTATACGGCTCGGGGTCGCGCCTCAAGCGATATTGGATCTCGATAGAACTATGTACGACACGTTAATACAGGTATTAAACGATCAAGCCAAGGAGGCCGAAAATGCCAGTCGCTCTAAAAGGCGTACGCGAAACGGTTAAAATGCTTCGTAAGGTTGATCCCGAAATGCTTAAAGAGATGAACGCCGAAGTCCGCGCAGCTATGATTCCGATCCGGGATAAGGCTCGCGGCTTTGCGCCTTCACCACAACCAGACAATCTTTATATGTGGGCCGAGGGCTCACGCGGTAAACAAATCACCGCACGTAACTCTATGTTTAGAACCTTCAATACCGAGGGCCGCTTGCGTATGTTCCCGTTGTACGATGCTGAGCAAGCCAAGAAAGGTATCTTTTACTCACAGGCACCAAGCAAGCGCAACAAGAACGGCTGGCAAGCTTTGTACTATGTAGCCAACAAATCCGCTGCCGGTTCAATCTATGAAACCGCTGGCCGCAAGAATCCAGGCGGAGACCCTAATAGCCGCTCTAACAATCCTGGCGCCGGTGCTCATTTCATCAGTCGAATGGGTCCGCTCTACGGTGACAAACAAGCCGAGCGTGGCCGTATGATTTTTAGAGCTTGGAAAGAGGACCGGGGCAAGGCCCAGGATGCGGTCGTAATGGCCATCCTGAAAACAATCGAGAACTTTAACCAGGGCCGATACGGGAAGGCTGCATAATGGCCAATCTACCTAATCTATTAGTTACCGCCGCTGCGGAGTGGAATGGCAAGGCGCTCACCAAGGGCGAGAAGCAGATCAATGCCTTTGGTAAAACCGTCAAAGGCCTGGGCCGTACGCTAGGCGTAACCTTTAGCGCGGCTGCACTATTGAGCTATTCAAAGAAGGCTGTATCGGCATACGGTGAACAGATAGCCGAAGCCAAGCGCCTAGATACCGCTTTACGTAACCTGGGCTTCTCTTTCGCAACGGCAGAGGCCGAGGGTTATATCGATGCGGTTGAACGAGCTACAGGCATCAATCGCGATCAGCTACAGCCGTCCTTTATTGAACTGGCTCAACAGACAAGATCGACAACCGTAGCCCAGTCACTTCTAAACACCGCGCTGGATATTTCAGCCGGTACGGGTATGGATTTAGCCTCGGCCACTAAAATATTAAGCCAGGCGTATGTGGGTAATTACAAGGGCCTCAAGCAATTAAACCTGGGTTTAACTAATGCCGAATTAGCCTCTAAGTCATATTTAGAGATTGAGAAGTTAATCGCCGCGCAATATGCCGGACAATCTAAAGAGGCTGCTGACTCATACCAGGGTTCGCTTAACAAGCTTAAGATTGCGGCTGAACAAGCTAGCGAACAGATCGGTCAATCTTTAGTATCTGCCCTTGGCACTTCATCCGGCGGTATGGATAAGTTGATCGACAAGGTAGACAATGCCGCCGATTCAATCTCGGGCCTAATTACTAACGTCGCTGTATTGAGCAAAGATTTAGGCAATCTATTCTCTAACTTGCCTGGTGCAGGTGTCCTCGACAATGTAAGCCGGGCCGTACAAAATCGATTGGGTAAGTTATCTATTGGCAACCTACGCAACCAGGTAGATAAATTACTTGGCCGTCAGGGTGGATTCCCGCAAGGCGTACCGCAGGATATTAAAAACATCCAAGCCAATATTGAAAAGTCCAAGATGGACAAGGAAGCTTTAAAGCGCCAAAAGGAATTAATCGCATTACAAAAGAAAGCCCAGATAGCAGAAAAGAACAAGTTAGCCTTAAGCAAGGCGGCTGCTGTCTTTGATACAACCCGTATATCTATCGCGGCGGCTTTAAAGGCAACCTACGACAAGGAGACCTTGTTACGCCTTGAAGCGCTTATGGCCATCGAGGATGAGAACGGCGAACTGGCGCTCAAAAAGATTAATGAACTGGCTACCTTCCAAAAGAACGCTGATCTGGCTAAATTGGCTGGCATCAAGCAGATTAGCGATGCCGCGCTATTGGCTATTAATACGCAGCTATTGAATGAATTAACTGCTATTGATAAGTCTAAGATGGCTGAATCTGAAAAAGAATCTGCCCGTCAAATTGCGTTCGGTAAATACAACGCTGCCATTACGGCTGCCGGTGAATTGGCTGCCAAGGAAAGTTACAGCGAGCGTGTACAGATTCAACTTACAGAAATCGCCAAGCTTGCCTCACTCAGCAAGACATCAAACGCGGCTACAGTCCTCGGCAAACTTCGCGAATCCGAAGAGTTAAATATGATTGATCGCGTAGCCAAGGCACAAAAGGCAGCCGATGATGCGCGCTTAAAGGCATTACAAGAATATATAGCCTTATTAGGAAAGATCGGCACTGGTGGAAATCTAGGCGGTTTGACTCCCAGCGGCGTGGGTTCACTTATTCCTAAAACGACCGTTATAGATACCGTTGAGAAAATGGCTGAGGCAACTAGCAAGCTAGGCAAGGATGTAACTATCTTTGACCTATTTCCAACTTTAACTGAGGATCAGCAAAATGATCTTGGTGGATATAGCCCTACGATGAATTACGGCGGAGGTTATCCGGCTACCTATAATATTAAGATTGAGTCAGGTATTGGTGACCCTGAAGCAATCGCTCGTGCGGTTGAGGACGTACTTAACCAATCCAGTTATCGCGGTACGTCCGTCAATCGTGGCTCCGGGATGTATATAGCGTGAGCGCCTGGCTGCCCGAATGGCGTATAACCGTCGGTACGACGGTGTACACCAACGTACTGAGCGTAAATATGGCAACGGGTCGCGACGATATCGATCTGCAGTGCAACGCCGGCTATGCCCGTATGGAGATCGTAAACGTAAACAATACGGCCTTCGATATTGACGTCACCGATATTTTGACTTTAGAGCTAAAAAACAGCTCAGGCACGTATGTACCCGTATTCGGTGGCACCGTATCGGACTTTGGCATATCCGTACGCTCACCGGAAGAGGTGGGCTTTGTAACAATCGGTAATATATTGGCTGTCGGTTCCCTGGCTAAATTGACCAAGGCCTTGTTCCCGGATGCCCTACCAAAGACCTACGACGGCGATCAGATCTATGACATTCTAAACGAGCTATTAATTAACTCGTGGAATGAGGTAGCCCCGGCCCTACAATGGCAGGATTACAACCCTACGACTACTTGGGCCGATGCGGAGAACGTGGGCTTGGGCGAGATTGACCAGCCGGGCCTTTACGAGATGATCTCACGTTCGCCCGATCCGTTTAGCAGCTACAACCTCTGCGCCCAGATCGCACAAAGCGCACTGGGTAATATGTACGAGGATAAGGCTGGTCGTGTCTGCTATGCCGATGCTGACCACCGTACGGCCTACCTATCGGCGAATGGGTATACCACGCTGTCTGCCAATTACGCCGTACCGACAACGGTTAAATCTATTTTACAGATCGGCAAGATTCGCAATTCCCTGGTATTCAATTATGGCAACAATTACGCCAATCAGGCAACGGCCCTGGATGCCGCCTCTATCGCAACGTACGGCCGGTACCAGCGCAGCTTTAGCTCTAACCTTCACAACCTAACCGACGTTGAGGATGTAATGGACCGCGAACTTGGCCTTCGGGCTATTCCACGCGAGCAGCTACAAAGTATTACTTTCCGGCTGGATAACCCAGACCTGCCTGATGCCGAGCGAAACAAACTGATTAACGTATTCTTTGGCGAGCCGATCGTCATTAATGACCTACCCATCAATATGTTTAACGGGTCCTTTAATGGATTCTTAGAGGGTTTCGCCATCCGTGCAACGCCTCAATTCGTGGACATTACGCTCACCCTTAGCCCTACAGATTTCTCACTGGTTGCGCCACAGTGGGACACAGTAAGCCCGCCTAGCCTAATTTGGACAGGTGTAAACGCTACACTTGAGTGGGAAAACGCATTTGGAGGTTTGACATAATGGCAAC